TCTGGAAGCTGATTGTGAACATATCGCCGTGGAAAATCCCGTTCCAATGAAGCTGATTGACCTTCCACCTTATACCCAAATCGTCCAGCCTTGGCAATTTGGGCACGCTTACACAAAAAAAAACGTGTCTTTGGCTGAAGAACCTTCCTTTGCTTGTTCCTACCAATATTATCAAAGAAGGGGTTCAGCCTTATGTAAACGGCGGCTGTAAAGATGCCCACGGAAATTATAGACGCTTTCAGGGCAGAAAAGAACGTGATCCGAAAACCCGCGCAAAAACGTTTCCGGGCATTGCTGAAGCCATGGCTTCCCAATGGGGTGATTTCCTCTTAAACCAATGAAAGGACGGTAAATCAATGAACAAAATCACGGGTGCTTATAAGCTGTCTGAAAAGGATGTTGCCAACATTGAAATGTTGGTGAAGAAGGGCCTTACCAATGCCGAAATATCGGTTGTTACCGGGTGGAGTCCCCCGGTTATCGGCAAAATCAGGAACGGCAGTTATTACGAATTGAACGCAAGAGTAAACGAAAAGCGCCAAGCGGAACGGGAGAAAAAAAAACAATCCCGCCCCTGTTCCCGTTTCCCAGCCTTCCGTTCCCCCGCAAGCTGCCGATTATCTTTCCGCTGAAAAGCTGGAACGGCTGTGCGTTGCCATTGAATACAATAACGCCCTTATGAATGGTGTGGTCAATAAGCTGATTGCCATTTGTGAAGCCCTGGGCGTGAATCATGATGAAAAGAAAGGATGAATACCATGGAAGAAAAGAACACAAGGCAGGGTGTTTATTGCCGCTGCCGGGTAAACGATATGCCCGAAACTGAATCCCAATTATCCCTTCCCGGTTTTCTGAATGACCTTTTGATGGACTTTGACTACACCCCTTCCCGCATTGTCAAATCCGGCCCTTGTACCATCGTTTTCTGGCAGGATGGCACAAAAACGGTTGTGCGCTGTCCCGCCGATACCATCCCCAATGATTATGAAGCCTTTACCGCCGCGCTTGCAATCAAGATTTTCGGCACAAATTCCCAAGTCAAAAAGCTGATCCAGCGCTTGACGGTGATCCAGCCGCCCAAAGAGAAGAAAAAGAAAGATGAACCTGTGGAATCCATGTTGGACGGTGAAACCGAATGAACCTATACCCCCATCAAGAAAAGGCCCTTGAAGAAAGCAAGGGCCTTTCCCGTGTGGCCTATTATTGGGATATGGGCTTGGGGAAAACGTTCATAGGATCGGAAAAACTATCCGAATTGGGGGCCGGGGTCAATTTGGTGGTATGCCAAAAATCAAAGATTCGGGATTGGATGGATCATTTCAGCGCCTATTACAAAAACATTTGTACCTGTGATTTGACGGTGAAAAAGAAATATGATGAATTTTTCAATCTGATTCAATCCGTTTCCGGGTGGCCGTATCATTCCCCGCTGTTGGGTGTAATCAATTATGATCTGATTTGGCGGCGAAAAGAAATCCTGAATCTGAAAAATTTCACCCTGCTTTTGGATGAATCATCCCTGATTCAGAATGGAGCGGCCCAGCGCTCAAAATTCATCCTGAAACTGAATCCCCAAAACGTGATTTTGCTTTCCGGTACGCCTGTTTCCGGGAAATATGAAAACCTGTGGACGCAAATTCATTTATTGGGCTGGCCCATATCCGAAAACCTTTATAATACCCAATATGTGAATTGGGAAAAGGTTGAAACGGATGAAGGGTTGGTTTTCCGGCAGGTGAACCCCGAAAATCCCTATAAAAACGTGGATCGCCTGAAAATGAAGCTGCGGGAACATGGGGCTTTTTTCCTGAAAACTGAAGAATGTTTTGATTTGCCGGAACAGAATTTCAACGTGATTTCTGTTCCGGCTACCAAAGAATATAAGCGTTTTCGGAAACAAAAGATTGTTACCGTCAACGGGGAAACCCTGGTGGGGGATCATGTATTCAAGGAAAGGCTGTATTCCCGCCAATTGTGCGGGCAGTATAACCCAGCCAAATTTCAGGCGTTTTCAGATTTGCTTTCTTCCACCAAGGATCGGCTGATTGTGTTCTATAATTTCAATAATGAATTGAACACATTGAAAACGCTGATAGACCAAGCCGGGAAACCTGTTTCCATGGTGAATGGTTCTGTCAAGGATTTGACCGCCTATGAAACGCAATCCGATTCCGTTACCTTGATTCAGTATCAGGCGGGGGCCATGGGCTTGAATCTGCAAAAGGCCAATAAAGTGATTTATTTCACGCTGACAGATAAAAGTGAATTGTTTGAACAATCGAAAAAACGGATTCACCGAATAGGGCAATCAAAGCCCTGTTTTTATTATCTGCTGATCTGCCCCCATACCGTGGAAGAACGGATGCTGGAAATTCTGGAAATGAGAAAGGATTTTACAGATGAACTTTTCAAGGAGTGTGAAATGTAATGCCGCTTTACCACGATTGCCGCCCCCTTCCCGGAAAAAGCCTATTCAATGATGATTTTCTGCTTTCCGATTTTGCAGAATCCATTCTGAAAGGCTGGGCCAATTCCATTCCCGCTGAAGAACCTGTCACCCGTGAACAATTTAACGCCTGGAAAGAAAAATTCATTCACGCCCTGGAAACCGCCGCTGATTCTCAATTCCGGCAGTATGAAACAGTTGTGCATAATTTGGAGGTAGAAAAACGTGAAAATTTGTTCTGAACCCTGCCCCGAACATGGGGTGAACCGCTGCTGTTTTCTTTGTGATGAAAGGGAAAATTGCCCGAATCCCTGCGTTCGTGATACCCAGGAAGGGTGCGAATATCTGAAAGATGATATTCCCGTGATTGCTGAAAAACAAGCCGAACCCATAATGAAAGAACTTCGGGATTTGACCATGCAAAGAAAGGCCCTGGAAGAAAAGGAAAAGACCCTGAAAGATAAGCTGAAGGTTTTGATGGAAGATACCCATTCTTCCGCTTTCAAAAACAATCCTTTTCTTTCCGTCACCTATGTAGCCGCTTCCGTTTCCACGGGCGTTGATTCTGCCTCACTCAAAAAGAAATATCCCACGGTATATGCCGAATGTTCCAAGCAAACGCAAAAATCCAGCTATATCAAGGTGGAAGTGAAGGAATGATGCTGCCTGAAAAAGCCTTTGAAACGGAAGTAAAGCGCTGGCTTCGGGAACAAGGGATTTATGATTTGGGAACCCCGCTTGAAAAAATGCCCGTTCCCCCGATTGGCTATTATGAAAAGCGCTGGGGCGGGGGCATGAGCAAAGCGGGCTTGCCTGATCTGCATGTGGTGGTTTGCGGTGTGAATCTGGATGTGGAACTGAAAGCCCCGCATGGAAACCCTACCGATTTACAAAAATTCATGATCCGGCAAATCAATTCCTGCGGTTCTGTGGGCGTGATCCTCTATCCAGCCGGATTTCCGGCGTTTCAGGGAATTGTAAAGGGGGTGATTGAACAATGCAATTTTCTTATTCCCGCCTTGAATGTTTTGAAAGCTGCTCATTCAAGTACAAATTGCGCTACCTTGACCACATAAAAACCCTTCCCCCGGATGAAGCGGATAATCCGCTCATTTTGGGATCGGCCCTGCATACGGGCATTGAAAAAGGCGTTGAAGCTGGTATTCAGCAGTATTTCAGCGCCTTTCCCATCATTACAGATGCCCATATAACCGAACAAATCAAATTGGAATACTGGATTCCCCGTGTTCGGGCCATGATCGCCCCTGAAAGCGAATTTGAAACCCAGGTGGGGGACTCTGATTTTATCGGGTTTATTGATATGATAAGCCCAGCCCTTGGTTTTCATGCCGCCCCCATTCCTGATCTGTATGATCTGTATGATTTCAAGTATGCGGCCAAGGCTGACCGCTACCGCCTTTCCGAACAGCTTCATCTTTACAAATATTATTTTGAAAAGATGAACCCAGGAAAGAAAATCAGGAATTTAACCTATATGGTGATTCCAAAAATCAGCATCAAGCAGAAAAAGGATGAACCCCTTCAGGCTTTCCGGGCGCGGGTTGAAGATGAACTGGCAAAGAAAGAAATTCAGCTTGTTCCCGTGGATTATGATCCTGATATGGTGATTCGGTATCTGTTGGGCGTAAAGCATTGCGCGGAAGCCCAGGATTTCCCCGAAAATCCTACTTACCTTTGTAACTTCTGCGAATACCAAGATTATTGTAAGAAAGGACTTGATTATATGTTGCTGCCTGAAAACAAACGGCGTAATCTGAACGCTGTAACCAAGCGTGTTCTGTGGATTTACGGCGCCCCATTTTCCGGGAAAACGTGGTTTGCCAATGAATTTCCTGATCCGCTGATGCTCAATACCGATGGAAATATCAAGTATGTGGACGCGCCTTATATTTCCATCCGGGACGAAGTGACCATGAATGGCCGCATGGCCGTTCGGAAGCTGGGCTGGGAAAAGCTGAAGGAAACCTTGGATGAACTTGAAAAGAAACAGAACGATTTTAAAACCATCGTGCTTGATCTGCTGGAAGATGCCTATGAACAATGCCGCCTGTATATGTATAAACAGTTGGGCATTACCCACGAATCAGATGATTCTTTCCGGGCCTGGGATAAGGTGCGAACCGAATTTCTTTCCACCATGAAGCGGCTGATGGGCCTGAACTATGAAAATATCATCCTGATTTCTCACGAAGATACCAGTAAGGATATTACCCGGCGTGATGGGAAAGTTACCGCTATCAAGCCCAATATTCAGGATAAGATTGCCAATAAGATTGCCGGCATGGTGGATATTGTGGCCCGTGTGGTGGCCGATGGGGATAACCGCCGCATTTCCTTTAAGACGGATGAAGTCATTTTCGGCGGGGGCCGCCTGACCGTCAAAGAACGGGAAATCCCGCCCACCTTTGAAGCCCTGGCCGCTATCTATGATGAAGCCAATTCCAATGCCGCTGCCGCCCATGTGGAAGAAAATCATGCGGAAGAAAAGGCCAACGATAAGCCGGATGTGAACCGGGTCATGGGTGAAACCCCTGCCGAAAACCGGCGGCGTATGCGGAAGGAAGAACCCGCCCCGGCCCCTGATCCTGACCCCATCCCGGAAAGGCCCAAACTGGATGCGGAAGAAGCCCTGGCCCAGGCCGTGAAACAGGAAGAATTTGCCCAGGCCGAATCCAAAGCCATGAATGAAACGGTGAATCCTGCTTCCGGTGAAGTGACCCATGGCCCCGAAGAAAAGAAGCCTGTTCCCGTCCGCAAGCGCAAGCCCCGGAATGATGAAAATTGATGAAACTTAAAATATTCTGGTAAATCATGGGGAATATAAAATTTTCCCGCCGCATAATATCTATGATGAAACTTAATAAACGAAAGGGGAATAAAACACTATGACCGCTAATATTTGGGATTCCTTTGATGCCGCTGTTGATACTGAAGCCCTTGCCAACGATGTGAAAAATTCCGCTGACGGCCCTGTTTATAAGGATGTGGCCCCCGGACAGTATGAAGTGAAAATTGAAAAGCTGGAACTGATCGCTTCCAAAGCCAATAAGCCCATGGCTACTGTCTGGATGAAGATTCTTTCCGATGGGGAATACAAGGGAAGCCGCCTGTTTTATAATCAGGTGCTGGAACAGGCTTTCCAGATTCATTCTTTCAATGAATTTCTGCGTTCCCTGGGTACTGATCTGGATGTGGAATTTAAGTCCTATCGGCAGTATGGCAATCTGCTGATGGATATTCACGAAGCTATTTCTGATAAGCTGGAATATGCTGTATCTTACAGCAAAAATTCCAAGGGTTATCCCGTCTATGAGATTGAAGAAATCTTTGAAGTGGGCTGATCCTGCATAACTGCCGGGGCGGGTAGCTGCTGAACGCTGCCCGCCCCTTTGATTGGGGGTGAAAAGGGTGCTGTTCTATGACTTTGAAGTATTCCTGAAAAATTGGCTTGTGGTGGTCATGGATATGGCCGAAAGAAAAGAATATGTAATCATTGATAGCCCCGCCGATTTGGAAAAGCTGTATCAGGAAAAGAAGCGGGATATTTGGGTGGGGTTCAATTCCCGCCATTATGACCAATACATTCTGAAGGGGATTTTGTGCGGTTTTGATCCCAAGAAAATCAATGATTATATCATCGTGAAAGGGAAACCCGGCTGGCAGTTTTCCAGCATGTTCAGCAAGATTCCGTTCAATAACTATGATGTGATGAACAACACGGATAGGGGCCTTAAATCCTTTGAAGGGTTTATGGGAAACAGCATCCGGGAAACTTCCGTTCCGTTCGATATTGACCGTGCGCTTACCCCTGCCGAAATCGAAGAAACGGTGAAATACTGCCGCCATGATGTACAGCAAACAATTGAAGTATTCCTGAAACGCAAAGAGGAATTTGAGGCCCATTTGGGGTTGGTCAAAATCGCCTGTCAAGGAAGGCCCCTGGATTTATCTTTGATCGGCAAAACCAAGCCCCAATTATCCGCAATCATTTTGAACGCTGCCCCCAAAGCCCACGATGATGAATTTGATATTGATTTCCCATCTACCATGCGGATTGAAAAATATCAGGCTGTGGTGAAATGGTATCAGGATTCCAGCAATCGCCGCTATTATGATTCAGCCGGAAATAAAATGCAGTTAGAAACCATGGTGGCGGGCGTTCCTCATCAATTCGGCTGGGGCGGCGTTCATGGCGCTTTGGAAAAATACCATGGCAAGGGTTTTTTCCTGAATATGGACGTTGCTTCCCTGTACCCCTCTTTGATGATCCGTTACAATCTTCATTCCCGAAACATGGCTGATCCGAAAAAGTATGTGGAAATCTACCATACACGGCTAAAATATAAAGCGGAAAAGAACCCTTTGCAGTTGCCTTTGAAGCTGGTGCTAAATGGTACATATGGGGTTATGAAAGACCCAAATAATGCTTTATATGATCCTCTGCAAGCAAACCGGGTGTGTGTTTACGGCCAATTGCTTTTATTGGATTTAATGGAACGGCTGGAAGGGCATTGCCAAATCATCCAATCCAATACAGATGGCGTTTTGGTAAAGCTGCCGGATGGATCGGATGAAAGCTATTATATCATTGATGATATATGCCATGAATGGGAAAAACGAACGGGATTAACCCTGGAATTTGATGAATTTGCCGAAGTGTATCAAAAGGATGTGAACAATTACATCCTGATTCCCCACGGCGAATTGTACGATGAAAAGGGGAAGCCCAGGTGGAAAAGCAAAGGGGCCTATGTGAAAAAGCTGAACGCCCTGGATTATGATTTGCCCATTGTTAACCGGGCTTTGGTGGATTTCATGGTGCGCGGGATTCCCGTTGAAAAAACTATTCAGGATTGTAATGATCTGAAAGAATTTCAGCTTGTCACCAAAATTTCAAGCAAATTCACTCATATCATTTACGGCTGTACCTATCATTATGATAAAACGGTGGAGCCGCCCCTCCTGATCTATGATCAACCGGGACAAGCGCTGAATGAAAAGTGCATCCGGGTATTTGCTTCTAAAAACCCCCATAAAGGCGGGGTTTTTAAGGTTGCGGCAAAAACCGGAAAGCCCATGAAAATTGCCAATTCCCCGGAACATTGTTTTCTGTATAACGATGAAGTGAACGGCGTTTCCTGTCCCCCTGAACTGGATAAACAATGGTATGTTGAAATGGCCTTGAAGCGCTTGAAAGATTTTGGTTTGGGGTGATCGCATGAACAAAAAAAAACAAAGAAGGGAGTTTGAATCATGGATGAATTTTTCAAGGGGTACATAAAAACGAAAAACAAACACCCCATTGAAAGATATAAGGACAGAACCAATCTTCCTTCTTTGGCAGATGTGCAATCCAATCCCGAATATGCGGGCGTGCTGGCCTTGAATACCATCCTTGTTGATTTGGATGATGGGGAACAATCTGAAATCCTGGCAAAAATTGTGGAAGCCCTTCAATTGAATTGCCGGGTGTACAAAACCACACGGGGAAAGCATTTTCTTTTCAAAAATACCCATGTTGAAAAGTGTTCCACCCATTCCACCCTGGCTTGTGGGCTTACCGCTGATATAAAGGTGGGGTTCACCAATGCAATTGAAGTATTGAAATTTGGCGGGAAAGAACGGTTCATTGAATGGGATATTGAGGAAGGGCAGGAATATCAGGAATTACCCTCTTTCCTGTACCCTATCAAGGGAACCGCCGATTTCATCCGCATGAAAGCCGGGGATGGCAGAAATCAGGCCCTTTTCAATTATATTCTGACCCTGCAAAGCAATGGTTTTCCCGTTGACGAAATCCGGCAAATCATCCGCATGATTAACCGCTATATCCTGTCCGAACCGCTTTCCGATGATGAATTGGAAGTGATTTTGCGGGATGAAGCGTTCCAAAAACCCATCTTCTACCGTGGCAGAACCTTTCTTTTTGACAAATTCGGGGATTATCTGATTCAGAATTATCATATTCGGAGAATCAATAATCAATTGCATGTTTATCAGAATGGAAGTTATCTGCCGGGATATGGACGCATTGAAAATATCATGCTGGATTTGATTTCTGATCTGAAAGACGCGCAAAGAAAGGAAGTGCTGAAATATCTGGAAGTCAAGGTGCTGGAAAACAGCATCCAAGGCCCACCCACCATGATAGCCTTCAGGAACGGCATTTTGCAAATCGGAACCCGGCAGAATGAAGAAGGGGATTTGGAATTGACGAATGATTCCTTTGTTCCCCTGAATCCTGATTGTATCGTAACCAATCAAATAGCCTGGGATTATAACCCATCCGCATATGATCCGCTGCTGGATGCCACATTGAACAAAATTGCCTGTCATGATTCTGTCATTCGGGCCTTGCTGGAAGAAGCTGCCGGGTATGCTCTTTTCCGGCGTAACGAATTAGGCAAAGCCTTTTTCCTGACAGGAACGGGTTCAAACGGCAAATCCACGTTCCTTGAAACCCTGGAATACATGTTGGGGGAAGATAACGTTTCCAATCTGGATTTGAAAAAGCTGCCGGACAGGTTTTCCACGGCCACCCTGTTTGGAAAATTGGCAAATATCGGGGATGATATATCAGATGAATTTGTGGTAGATACATCCCTTTTCAAAAAGGTGGTTACGGGAAACCGCATATCAGCCGAATATAAGGGGCAACAGGTTTTTCAGTTTTCCCCTTATGTGAAGCTGTATTTCAGCGCCAACAATATTCCCCGCATGGGCAAGGGCCGGGATTGGGAAGCAATCAAGCGCCGTATGGTTATCATTCCGTTCAATGCCAAATTTTCCCCCGCTGATCCTGATTTTGTGCCGTTTATCGGTAGCAAGCTGAAAACCCAGGAAGCCATGGAATATTTAATCCTGCTGGCCGTGAACGGCTTGAAAAGAATCCTGACCCGGCGTGAATTTTCCACGTCCCCCATTATTCAGGCTGAATTGGAGGAATACGAAGAATCCAATAATCCGGTTCTGATTTTCTGCAAAGAACAGGAAGAAGATGGCTATACCATTGAAAATCAGCCTGTTCAGGAAGTGTATTTGAAATACACGGAATTTTGTGTGCTGTCCAATATGAAGCCCATGTCACGGGCCGAATTTACCAAAGCATTGAAAAAGGCCCTGAACCTGGATTCCGTGCCCCGGAAAGTGGCCGGGAAATCTGTTCGATTATTTATCAGAAAGGAATGATGCAAAAATGATCTTTGGGGACGCGAAAATTAAACGGGTGATCCTGAACAGAAACCGCCTGAAGCATGGGAAGCCGGAAATGATCAATCCGGCTTCCGTTAATTTGTGCCTGGGAAACACGTTTCTTTCCCCGGTCAAAATTGTGGGTGGGGTGGCTCTGGGTGAAAAGATGATGTATAACCGCCATGGACGGCAGAAAGGCGAATGGTTCACCTTGTACCCTGGTGAATTTTGCCTTGCCACTACAAAAGAAATCGTTTCCATGCCCCGCAACGTGGCCGCATTTGTGCAGGGCCGTTCCTCTATCGGCAGAATTGGCCTTGCCGTGCAAAATGCCGGGTTTGTTGATCCTGGCTTTCACGGGGCTATTACCCTGGAACTGAAAAACGATTCCCCGAATCCCATTCACCTGTTTCCCGGTTATCCTGTGGCCCAGCTTGTGTTCTTCGATTGTAGCCGGGTGAAAACCCCTTATCAGGGCAAATATAACGGCCAAATCGAAGCCACGGGAAGCAGGATGGAGCAAGACCGCGCAAAGTACCCCCATTTGACCATATAAAGCTTATATAAAAGTTTTGTGCAATCGCACAATAGAAAGGACGGTTGAAAATGATAACCCTGAAAACGCTTGAAATTGCCGGATTTGCCCCCGCCGTTGTGGGTATGCGTAATCCTAAAAATTCCTGGGAACGTTCTGATTCCATTTTCCATGCGGGTTTTGATGAAAATGCTATCATCCTGGGTGAAAATGATCGGAAGCTGGCCCTGCAATTGGCCCTTGGTGGCCCCGTTCATGCCAAATACCGCCGTATGATTCAGGTGTGGGTGAATATCACGGCCCCGCTGTACTGGTGGAAGGAATTTGATACTTATAAGGTGGGAACCGTGGGAAATTCCTGTTCTACCATGCACAAAATCCATGAAAAAGAATTTACCCTGGATGATTTTTCCCATGAACATTTGACCGGAACTTCTGAAGCAATTCTGATTCAAACAATCGGAACCCTGAACATGTACCGCAACATGTACAACACCCACAAGGATAAAGAATACTGGTGGCAGATGATTCAGTTGTTGCCCACTTCCTACAATCAGAAACGAACCATCAATCTGAATTATGAAGTATTGGCGAATATCTATCAATGGCGGCGGGGTCACAAGCTGGATGAATGGGCCGCTTTCATTGAATGGGCTGAAAAGCTGCCGTATTCGGAAATTTTCATGATGGGGGTGTAAAGGGTGGGCGCGAATTGGAAAAACCCGGATGCGGAAGGCCGTTATCCCGTTTCCTATGCGGAATATCAGGCAATCCGGGCGCTGTTTGGATCGCAAAACAGTTTGATCAATGCCCAGAAAAGCCTGGAAAACCGAATCCGTTCCATCCCTGGGGGCTGGCGTGATTTCCGGCTTGTTTATTCGGTGCTGGAAAAGCTGCTTTCCGCAATTCTGCGAACCGTTCCATCTCAAAAACTGCTTTCTATGAAGCGGGAATTGAATGATACGGTTTGCGAAGTCAAAATGAAAGGCGTTTCCGGCCCCGTGGAAGGGGATCTTCTGCGGGTTGTGCCCCAAAAGGATTTGGAAACGGTATGCAATGCCGCCATGGATTTTCGCTGTTTTGCCTGTGATCGGTGCGATTATAAAAAATGCAATCTGTATCAATCCATTCAAGCCCTCTATCATTACGATTTTCCCAAATCCAAAACCTGCCCCCTTTCCGATGAAACGTTATTAACCAAGGAGGATTATCAATGAGCGCCGATACCACATATTTTGAGGATCGCCCCATGTACAATGCCGAACTTCTCCAAAATGCCATTGTGGAACAAGCCGCCCATGATTATATGGCCGCGCTGAAATGCCTGAAAAAAAACAGGAACCAGGAAAGGGGAAGTATCACCAAACAGGAATGTGAACGGTTTTTCCGTTCCAAATGGTATGAGCAGTTGACCAAAATTCCCGGCGAATGGCTGATCAAAGAACTTCAGAAAGCGGTGGGTTATGTTGAACCAAAAAGCAATGTTCAGCAGTAAAAAGGATGATTGGGAAACCCCGCAAGCCTTTTTCAATGAACTGAATAAAGAGTTTCATTTCACCCTTGACCCCTGTTCTACCCATGAAAACGCGAAATGTGAAAAACACTATACCAAAGCGGAAAATGGCCTTTTGCAATCCTGGACGGGTGAAACCGTCTTTTGTAATCCCCCTTACGGGCGGGAACAAGCGCAATGGATTGAAAAAGCCGTTTCTTCCATCGGGGGGGTACAACAATTGTTATGCTGCTTCCGGCGCGAACTGATACCAAAGCATTTCATGATTTGATTGTGCCCCATGCAAAGGAAATCCGCTTTATTCGCGGGCGCTTGAAATTTGGGGACGGGAAAAATCCCGCCCCTTTCCCTTCCATGCTTGTGATATTTTGAAAGGATGGTGCTTCATGCAAACAGTTGTCCAACGGCTGAACCAATTCAATAAAGCTGCCCCGCCCCTGATCCGGGAAAATGTGCCCCTTGTGGATTGGCTTACGGAAGCGGGGTTTTTCTCTGCCCCGCTGAACAAAAAATCCTATGCCTATGAAGGGGGCCTGTTTGATTATGCCGTGAAAACGGCTGATTTTCTGGAACGCTTTACCGCTGGTTTGGGTCTGGAATGGGAACGCCCTGAAAGCCCCTTTATCATCGGCATGTTTCACGCCCTGCATTGTATGGATGAATGGGAAGAAGTGGTGGATCGGCAGGGCAAAACCTTTTTCGGGGAAGATTTTGAACGGGGAAAAGAATCCCATTATGAACGGAATAAGCATGTTTTGCTTTCCGGGGCAGGGGAAAAGTCGGTGATGCTGCTTTCCATGTTCCTGATTCTTTCCGAAGAAGAAATGTTCTGTATTCGCTATTACAAAGGCGGCGGGAAACAATGCAGGAAAGCCATTCAACAATTTGTGCGCTTGCCCCTTGTCCGCGCTGCCGTGCAGATGGCCGAAGCCCAGGAAAGGACGGTGCATGAAGAATGACAAAAGGGGCCGTTGGTATCTTAATCATTATGATCATTTCAAGCTGCTTGGGAAAAATGTGCAAATCATACATTGGGGCTATTTCATCCGCTTTTGTCTTTTGGCTTGCTTTCATGTTCATGTATTGGGGAGGTTTATAAAAAAAATGACTTTTGTAGCTGTTATGTTAGGGTTAATTTTTGTTGAATTACTCTTTATAGAAAAAGCAATAAAGGAAGTGAAACAAAAATGAAGCCAATTGTAACGCCTGAATCAAACGCTGTTTTTATCCTGGAAGGGTGCGGGGATTTGCCCGCCGTGAAGGCCCATGATCCTGAATCCGGCCAATCCTATGTCATTACCGCCTGGGAAGTTTCCCCGGATGAACTGAAAATTTTGCAGGAAAGTGGAATTTTGTATCTGTCCATCATGGGAAATACTGTTCCCCCTGTGGCGCTTTCCGTTTTCAATCCAATTGAACCAATGGAAAAGGGGTGAAAAAAAAACAAATGGATAAATTGGAAATCCAAGGCCAAATTGAATTTATTGAATCCCCTGAAAAATTCGCATGGCTGCTGGAAGAAAAGCTGGGCCGGGATGCCGCCGATTATTTCAATTCGTTCAAAGATGATTTCATTGAACAAATGCAGTCTGATCCCCTGCAATACTGTGTCGGGGAATGTGATCGGGTGTATGAAACCCAGCGCCATTATGAAAATCAGCTTGATACCGTTTTGGAAACATTGCGGAAGCTGTATTCCCATTTGCATGAACTGACTACCAAACACCCCAAAACAAATTATGGTTTGGGTTTATGCGCTGAAGCTATGGGTCATTGTAATATACCGTTCAAAGAAAGGGCGAAAAAGAAATGAATGATTATCAGTGGCGTTATTTCAGGTGCTATTTTGAAGGGGAAGATTTGCGGGCTACCATCAAGCCGGGGCATTATGGCGGGTATCTGCTGGAAGTGGATGCTTTGGCCCTGGATCATAAATGGTGGCCCCGCATTTCCCACGAATACAAGAATGAGCGTGGGGCCTTGCGGGCCATGGAAACCCGTTTCCGGGGCGCTGTATGGGAGGAATTGAAGCGTGATTAAATTTCCTGAATTAACGGTGAAAATCCGTTACCCAACGGGGTACATGAATGTATGCTGCCATGTGTTTTTCCCGGATTGCACCAAAGCGGAAGCGGTAAAGGTTTTTAGGCTTTTACGAAAATTTCAATGGTTCAATGAACAAAATGAAATTGCCGTGAACGCCTTTCGGGTATGGTTTGAACAGGCTGAATTGAAAGCCCAGACCGCGCATTTGGCCGCATTGGAGAATCAGAAAAATCATGCCGTTTCCCTGGATGGAAAGCGCAAAAGAACCGAAGCATACCGAACCGCCAACGAACTGAATAAATCCCTTGCTTATGATGTGAAACAGCGGGAAAAGCTGCTGTTTCATATTCAGGATGAAAAAAAACTGTTTCAAGATTTTTTCCCAGATGATAGAAAGGATGTGTGATCATGAACGAACGTGCAAAGCCTTATCCTATTGGCGATAAAGAATGGAACGGAGAAGCTTTTCATTGCGCTGGGTCTGAATATCGCCTGGAAGATGGAACCATTCAAATTGCCAAACGCTATGATTGCTGGTTTGGCGGCGCGGAAACGGTCACGGTGAACGGCGTTGAAATCTTGGGCCGCTGTGAAATCAAGGTGGATGATATTCTTTTCATCCTGCGGAATTTATATCATCCTGTGATTCAAATTTCAAGCGTGGTCAAGAACATTCATTTCATGTCTGATCATGATGCCCCCGCCATGATTGGGAAAATCATTGAAAAGGCCATGGATAAAGAGCCGTTCAGAAGTCATGTGGGCCAATTGTTTCTGAACCGTGTCCCCGAAGTGCTGAATTATTCCTTTGACGCTTGCCCCCGGCCTCTGACATTGGAGGAACTGAAAAACATTCCTGCGGGTACGCTGCTTTGGTATGATATGATTGAATTGGAAACGAAAGAAGCCCCTGTTTACTTTCCTTTAAGCCCCGTTGAATTTTGTGGTCTGGGTTTGGAAACCTTTGAAGATACTTCCGTTCCTGTCCCCGTCATTTATTTTTCGGATGGGCTGGATTATCAAGATACCTATGGGGAAGATATTGTTCTTTGGACGGCCAAACCCGCCCCGCTTTGCCGTTCCCTCTGGTGGGAAAACAGGCGCGCCGATGGCGATAAAGAATAATTTTTCTTGAATTACTACACTTGACTACACTATTACTACACTTGATACTACACTTAAAACCCTTGTATTTCCTGCATTACTACACTTACTACACTTATTTTCTATTTATTATATATTTTAATTTTTTATCATGTATAGGAATTGCTATAATCTCTTAGCCTTATAAAATAAAATATATAATATAGGGGACCGAAAAAATGTAGTAAGTGTAGTAAGTGCCCCGAACCCGTTGAAAAATAAGGGTTTGTAAATTTATGTAAGTGTAGTAATAAGTGTAGTAAAGTGTAGTCAAGGTGTAGTAATTGCCGAAGAAGCAAGGAAAATCAAGGGTTTGCGGGTGTAGTACCAAATATTTCCATTAAAACGAACAGAAGGTGATATTATTGAAAGTAAAGCTGACCCCAAAGCAATATTTGAATCAGGCGTATCACCTGAATGAACTGATTGATTCAGATGTTGCGGAATTAGATATGTTGAAATCCACCATTGACGGGCTTTCTTCCGTTGTTTTTGACCGTGAAAACGTGCAGACTTCCGGTTATCCCACTTCCCCCATTGAACGCACAATTTCCAAAATTGAATCCATGAAGGAAAGGATCAATCAGGAAATTGATGAATTGATTGATTTGAAAGAAGAAATCAGAAACGCTATCAATCAATTGCAGAATACGGATGAACGGTTGGTATTGCGCTTGCGGTATGTGCTGTTCAAAGAATGGCCGGATATTCAAACGGTGATCGGCAGGGAACAAAGCCAAGTGTTTTCCCTGCATCAAAAGGGCCTGAATCATTTCAAAGTGCCTGAAGGCCGTTTTTCCTATCGGGAAGCGGAGTAGACCGGAGTAAATCGGAGTAAATCGGAGTTGACAAGAGTATGAAAAATGTGATAGGGTAAATTCGGAATTTTGGGAACATATGCTGATTGATTCAGCATATGTTCTTTTGTTTTGCGCTGAATTGACAGGAAAGGCGGTGATTGTGTGGCGCTGAACGAAAGACAGAAACGGTTTTGCAATGAATACATGATTGATCTGAACGCCACCCAAGCCGCTATCCGGGCAGGATATAGCGTAAAGACAGCCAACGAACAAGGGGCGCGGTTGTTAACAAATGTTAGTGTTCAAGCGGAAATTCAACGGCTTCAAGCGGAAATTTCCCGGCGAACTGGCATTAGTCAAGACAGGGTGATTCGGGAACTGGCAAAAATCGCTTTCTTGAATCCAATGAACCTTGTCACCCCGGAAGGCCGCATTAGGGACGGCGCTTCCCAGGATGATTTATCCTGTATCGAAGGGGTTAAATTCAAACGTTCTGATTCTGATACGGGCTATTCCGAAGAAAGGGAAGTCAAGATTGCGTCAAAGCTGAAAGCGCTTGAATTGCTTGGAAAACATTTGGGAATGTTCAATGATAAACTTGATCTGAACATTGCCCAGCCTGTTGTCATTTCAGGCGGTGAACAGCTTGAAGATTGATAATTCAAAGCGCGTTTTCCTGCCTGATATTGTGGGTAAAGGTTACGGCACGTTTTGGAATTTCAAAGGGCGCTACCGGGTGTGCAAAGGAAGCCGTGGTTCTAAAAAATCCACCACCACGGCCCTGAACATTATCACCCGTATGATGGAATATCCCGAATCCAATACCCTTGTAATCCGCAAAACGGGCCGAACCATCCATGATAGCTGCTTCAATCAGTTAAAATGGGCTATTCACCGTCTGGGGGTGGACGCTTTCTGGACAAGCAAAGAAACGCCCCTGGAAATCACCTATCTTCCTACCGGACAAAAAATCTTTTTCCGGGGCCTGGATGATCCTTTGAAAGTTACTTCAATCACCGTTGAACATGGTTCATTGTGCTGGATGTGGATTGAAGAAGCCTATGAAATCATGAACGAATCGGATTTTGATATGCTGGATGAATCCATTCGTGGTGAAGTATCAAATGGCCTTTTCAAGCAAATCACCCTGACCTTCAATCCCTGGAACCAGAAACATTGGATCAAGAAACGGTTCTTTGATTGTGCCCCTGATCCTGATATTCTTGCCATGACCACTAATTATCTGTGTAATGAATGGCTGGATGAATCAGACCGCGCTTTGTTTGAGCGCATGAAGATTCAAAATCCCCGCCGTTATCGTGTGGCCGGGATGGGGGATTGGGGCATTGCCGAAGGATTGATTTTTGAAAATTGGGAGGAAAAAGCCTTTGATCTGGATGAAATCAGGGGCCTTTCCTCTGTTTCCTCTCATTTTGGCCTGGACTTTGGTTATACCAATGACCCTTCGGCCCTTTTCTGTGGCTTGGCTGATCCGGCATTGAAAACAATCTGGGTATTCGATGAACTGTATCAGAAGGGAATGAGCAATGAAGCCCTGTATCGGGAAATATCTGATATGGGCTATCGAAAAGAGAAAATCACGGCTGATTCTGCCGAACCCAAATCCATTGACCGCTTGCGGGAATTGGGCCTGTCCCATATCCGGGCGGCGCGGAAAGGGAAAGACAGTATCAATAATGGCATTGATTTTCTTCAGGATTTCCACATTATCATCCATCCCCGCTGCGTGAACTTTATCACCGAAATATCCAATTACTGCTGGGATATGGACACAAAAACAGGCAAAATCCTGAATAAACCCATTGATGATTTTAACCATCTTATGGACGCTATGCGCTATGCCCATGAAGATTTAATCAAGGGCGAAGTGTTCAGCTTTGATTGATCATAACACGTTAGTAACAAAACCCGCCTGAAACTATTGAATTTCAGGCGGTTCATTTTATTGTGTCATGAAAGGAAGTGACAGCATGGCACGGCGGGCATTTGGGGCCGCTGCCGCCTGGATGATTCGGCGGCAGAATACCATTCAGGGCGGGAATGATCCTGTAAACCCTGATTATCTTCCTGAATATGTGATTGGCAATGCGGCCCTGTTTTATTCGGCGGGCGCTGCCATTACCTTTTCCCTGTTCCTGACAGACAGCCTTGTGTTTGATTTGGATTTAGCGTCTGAATTGACCGGGGCCGTTGCGCTGGGAAACACCTTTATACACGGCCATTAAGGGGGTGATTTCATGGCTTTAGGCGGTGGAAAATGGTTTTCCGAAAATAAAAAGTTACCTGGTTCTTATATCAATTTTGAAGGATCGCCTGCCGATGCTGCCGGGGCCAATTATCCCGCGAATGGCGGCGCTGATCCGTTCAATCCTTACGCCCTGCCCACTTATGATCTGGGCGCGGATGAATTGTTCTATGGATTCTATATCGCAAGCGCTTATCTCTTTATCGTTAATGATGTGATCGGGGATATTGTGGCAAACGGTTCTTTCCCGGTTGCAATCGTTTTGAGCATGACAGAAATAGTTTGAAAAAAAAGGCGGGTGATAAACCGTGTTTCATTTTGGTGATCTGCCCCCGGTTGACCGGGAACAGCATCAAGTCATAACTGATAAACAATTCATTGAACGGGAAATCACCCGCTTCAAATCTTCCAAACGGCGCTGGGAAATGCTGACCGGGGAAAGGTATTTTCAAGGTTATCATGATGTGCTGAAAAAGAAAAGGATGGGCATTGGCGAAGATGGGAAACTCACCGAAATTGAAAATCTTCCCAATAACAAAATCATTGATAACCAATACCGAAAAATGGTGAATCAGAAATCCAATTATCTTTGTGGACAGCCCTTGACCTGGCAATCCGATAATCAACCCTTTGTGGATGCGCTGAACAAGCTGCTGGGAAAGAAATTCATGCGGCTGATGAAAAATGTCACCAAGGATTGTCTAAACGAAGGCTTGTGTTGGCTGCATCCCACTTATGATGAAGATGGATGCTTGATTTTCAAGAAAATGAAAGCCCATGAAATCATTCCCGGTTGGCGGGATGCTGACCACACTATTTTGGATTATGCTATCAGGCTTTATCCTATGGTGTCGTATTCTTCCCCCGGCGAAGATGAAACCATTGTGGAAAAGGTGGAAGTATATGATGATACGGGCATTTCCTATTTTGAACTGAAAAACGGCGAACTGATCCCGGATGAACCCTATCATCAAAGCTATTTCACCGTGGACGGTGTTCACCCGTTCAATTGGACGAAAATTCCCCTGATCCCCTTCAAGCGGGATGCGGATGAAACGCCCCTGATCCGCAATGTGAAATCATTGCAGGATGGTATCAATGATATTCTGTCCAATTTCCAGAACAACATGGAAGAAGATTCCCGGAATACCATTTTGATTCTTGTGAATTACGATGGTGAAAACCTTGGTTCTTTCCGGCGTAATCTGGCCCAATATGGGGCGGTAAAGGTGCGCACGGTGGATGGCGCGGCGGGTGATCTGAAAACATTGCAAATCGAAGTCAATGCTGAAAATTACAAGGTGATTCTTGAAGTTTTCAAGAAAGCCCTGATTGAAAACGCTATGGGCTTTGATGCCAAGGATGACCGGCTGCAAGGGGAACCAAACCAAATGAATATTCAATCCATGTATTCAGATATTGACCTGGACGCAAACAACATGGAAACAGAATTTCAGGCGGCTTTGGAAGAATTGCTGTGGTTTATCTGCTGCCATTTTACCAATATCGGCGCTGGGGATTTTGACCCTGATGAAGTGGATATTATTTTCAACCGTGATATGCCTATGAACGAAACCGAAGCAATCCAGAATATCAGGAACAGCGTTGGTATTCTGTCCGATGAAACATTGATTGCCCAGCATCCCTGGGTTGATGATGTTCAGGCCGAATTGAAACGGATTGAAAAACAGAAAAAAGAAGAACTGGAAAACGCCATGGCGGGCGCTGATCCTTTCGCCCCGAATAAGAAGCCGGGTGATCCCGCTTGAGTGGGAAAATAGATACCGCCTATTGGATGGGGCGGTTTACCCAGCTTGAACAATCCAATCATCGGGAAGCGGAAAAGGTAATGCAGGATGTGGAAAGCGCTTACCGGGAAGCGGCCCGTGATCTGGAAGGGCAAATTTCCACCTGGTATCGGCGCTTTGCTGATAATAACGGTATTGTGTCCATGGCTGAAGCTCGGCGATTGCTTAATTCGCGGGAACTGGCCGAATTTAAGTGGAAAATGGGCGATTATGCCCGTCATGCCAAAGAAAACGGCGTGACCGCCGATTGGACGAAACAGCTTGAAAATGCTTCTGCCCGCTGGCATATTTCCCGGCTGGAAGCTATCAAGATGGAAATGCAAAATACCGTTGAAGTGCTGTTTGGCAATCAGCTTGATTCCCTGGATGCCCTGGCAAAACAGACTTATCTTTCCACCTATAATCATACCGCCTTTGAAATCCAGAAAGGAACGGGGATCGGCTTTGATATTGCGGGCCTGAATCCAGCCGCAATCAAAGCCGCCGTTTATAAGCCCTGGACGCTGGATGGCAGGAATTTTTCAGACAGGATTTGGAGCAATAAAACCGCCCTGATTGGAGAACTGCATAAACAGCTTACCCAGAATTTAATGGTGGGCGGGAACCTGGATCATATCGTGGAAACCATTCAGCAGAAAATGGGCGTTTCCAAATACAATGCGGGGCGCTTGGTATATACCGAAAACGCTTATATTCAGGCCGTTGCCGCTGGGGAAAGCTACCGGGAAACCGGGGTAAAGAAATTCCAGTTTATTGCCACCCTGGATGATCGGACTTCGGATATTTGCCGTTCCATGGATGGCAATATATACGATATGAAAGATTATCAGCCTGGAATTACCGTTCCCCCGCTGCATCCCTGGTGTAGAAGCTGTACGGCCCCCTATTTTGCTGAATTGGCGGGCGTTGGTGAACGCTTTGCCCGCAATCCCGATTCCGGGGAACGTTACTTTGTACCCAGGGAAATGACCTATCAGCAATGGGAAAAAACTTTTGTCACCAATCCCGGAACCGGGCAAACTGGTTCAAAGGCGGGATTGACCCCCGTTGGAAATTCTGGTATAGTATCCTTGAAAGATTGCAAAACGGTTCAGGATATTGAAAAATGGCTGAAAGATAAAAACTGGTTCAGGCCGGATTCCAGCGGAACGGGGAAATTTGATGTACAACTATCCGGGTGTGATCTGGAAGCGGCACGGGAAATTGCGCGGGCTTATGAACAGGTTATCACGGAATTTCCTTGCCTTAAAGGGAATATTGATGCGGTTCAGGCCAAGTCCCTTTCTTCCGGCACATATGCCCAATGTTATTCTTTGGGCGGTGGGCGCGTTGAAGTAAGTACCCGTATTTTCAAAGATGCCGCGAACCTGAAAAAGATGTATGAACGGGATGTGGCCGGGGGCTTTCATTGCGTTGGTACAGATTGGACTTCTATTGTTACCCATGAATTGGGGCACGCCCTGGACGGTTATTTAACAAATCAGGGTTTGGGTGGAAGTCGAAGGGTGGCAAATGTAATGCGGCCCAAAGTAATGAAGGATTGCGGTTTGAAAGTTGCGGATGCCGGAACGGAAGTTTCCCGCTATGCTATGACAAATGCCGCTGAATGGTTTGCTGAATGTTTTGCCGAAGGCATGAAATCAGCTTCCCCGCGAAAAGTAGCAATGGAATTTATGAAACAGCTTCGTGAACTTGTAAAGGGGGTTAAAATTCCATGATTCCTGATTTTTTCAGAAGTGAATGGGTTGTGTTTGAAACAGACAATATCCATTTGAAGCCGGGTGCGCCGAAAGAAATTCAAGATGAATACAATGAATGGATCAAGGCGCGAAAAGAAGCCGAAGAAAAAGGAATAGACGTGGATTAACCTTGCCGCCCTTTGGGGCGGTTTTCTTTTGCCCTTATCCTGGCCGCGCTATAAGCGCAAGCGGGGTTCTCTTGCCTCCTACCCGCTGCCCTGCTCGTTTGATTCCGCTGAACCTGGGCTTCCTCTCGGCCCATGTTTTTTTTGTTCACCTCCTTTCACCCGTTTGGGTTGGTGTCCCCAGACGGTTTTTTTTCGTTCATGAATCAAGCGCTAAGCAGGGCTAACGGCCATTATTTTTCAATAATCCCCCTTATATGGGATTATATAAATCAGCCTTCCGGGGCGTAAAACCGGACAATCAAAACCGGACTGAACCGGGTAACAAAATGTGATTGATGAAAGGTGGAATTGAACATGAAAAAGAAGGAATTGCTTGATCTGGGCCTGGATGATGCCCTGGCCGAAAAGGTAGCTGCCGCTTCGGTGGAGGAATTGAAAGGCTATGTTCCCATGTCCCGATTCAACGAAGTGAATGAAGCCCGCAAACATGCGGAAGATTCCCTTTCTGAACGGGATAAGCAGATTGAAGGGCTGAAATCCGCTGCCGGGGATGCTGAAAAGCTGAAAGGGCAGATTGAAAAGCTGCAAGCCGAAAATAAACAGAAAGATTCGGTTCATGCCGCCGAAATCCAGAAGTTGAAATTGGATGCCGCTGTGGATGCCGCCCTGACCGCTGCCAAAGCCAAGAATCTGAAAGCGGCCCGCGCCCTGCTCAACCTGGATAAAGCCGAATTATCCGATGATGGCAAGGTGAAAGGGCTTGACGAACAGATTCAAAAGCTGAAAGCCGCCGATGATTCCAAATTCCTGTTTGATTCTGCCGGAAAGCTGAAAGGGGCAAAGACCGGGGAAAGCGGCGCGGAAGATGGGGAAAAGAAGCCTGATCTTTCCGCAATGTCTTATACGGAACTTGCCAAATACTTTGAAGATAACCCGGATGTAACCGCCGATGATGTGACCTGATCCGGGAAATCAGAAAGCCTTGAAATATTCAAGAAAGGAATGATTGAACATGCCCAATACCAAATTTGATTCCAAGTCGTTCAATGCGGAAGCGTTCAAGTATATGGTGGGCCGTGTGCCTAACCTGAAGCGCAACGAATTGAAAAAGTCCCGCGCCCTGGCCGGAAACCCCGATATTCGGAATGTGTTTTCCTCCCAGAATGGTACTTCCTATGCCCGTATTGCCATGCGTGGCCTTCTGGATGGCAGTGTGGTAAATTATGACGGTGAAACCGATATTACCGCCACTTCCACCAAAACCTTTGAACAAGGCGTGGTGGTATTTGGTCGCGCCAAAGCCTGGATTGAAAAGGATTTCTCCTATGATATTACGGGCGGCGTGGATTTCATGGCGAATGTTGCGGCCCAGGTGAAGGAATATTGGGACGAACAGGATCAAAACACCCTGCTTTCCATCCTGAAGGGCATTTTTGCCATGACCGGAACCCAGAACGCTGAATTTGTGAATAAGCACACTTTCAACGTGTCCGGCAATATGACCGCCACCACCATGAACAGCGCCACCCAGCAGGCTTGCGGCGATAATAAGCGCCGTTTTACCCTGTGCATTATGCACTCTGTGGTAGCTACGAATCTGGAAAATCTGAAGGTGCTTACCTTCCTGACCAATACCGATAAGGACGGTATGACCCGCGAAATCGGTTTGGCTACCTGGAATGGCAAGCTGGTTCTGATTGATGATTCTATGCCCGCTGTGGATGTGCCCGCTTCCGGCTCTGGTTCTTCCGCTGTGCCCGCCCATACTGAATATACTACCTATGTTCTGGGGCAGGGCGCTATCAGCTATGAGGATATTGGCGCTAAAGTGCCCTATGAAATGTCCCGTGATCCCAAAACCAACGGCGGTCAAGATACCCTGTATACCCGTCATAGGAAGGTATTTGCCCCCTTTGGTATCAGCTACGAAAAAGCAAACCAAGCTTCCCTTTCTCCCACCAATGCCGAATTTGAAAACGGTGCAAACTGGACGCTGGTTCATTCCGGTGAATCTGTTGCGGCCAATCGAACCTATATCAATCACCGTTCCATTCCCATCATGCGCATTGTGTCCTGGGGTTAAGGAAAGGGGCGTGGGCTGAATGGAAGAATGGCTGGAAGCATGGCTGGAAAGCATGAATGATCTTTCCACATTTGGCCCTGACTTTCTGGAAGATGTAATTCACCTGATTGAATCCCTGGGATTTCAGATTGCGGAAAGTGATCTGTTTTCCCTGGGATTCTGCGTTCAGAAAACAGAACAGGAAATCAAAAACGCCTGTAATATTTCTACCGTCCCCTCTGAACTTTATCAGGTAGCCAAAGGATTGATTGTGGCCGATTTCCTGACCATGAAAAAGATTTCCGGTAAAATCGGCGGCGTGAATCTGGATTTTGAACCCATCCTGAAGGAATTACAGGAAGGCGATACAAAACAGGTTTTTGCCGTGGATTCCGTTTCAAGCGCTGAACAAAGGCTGGATTCGTTTATAGCGCTGATGAACCTGGGCCGGGAACAATTCATCCGATTCAGGCGGCTTCAATGGTAAATCATCTTCCCAAGCTGTGGAAAGATATTTGCACGATTCAGACCGTTCAGAAAGTAACCAAATCCAATCAGGCAACGGGGTTGGAATGGGTGAATCTGACGGAGAATGAACCCTGCAAAATATCTTTCTTTCAAAATAATGCACGGATGAATAATCCAACGGATGGAAGCTGGGTAGCTTCTGCCGTTGTCCAGCAAACAAAATTATTCATTCGTCCTGATCTGGATATTCCAGCTGGAAGCCGAATCACTGTAACCACCCATGAAAACAACAAGCTTCTGTATTTTGAATCCAGCGCTATTCCTATGATTTTCACCAATCACCAAGAAATCTTGGTGGAAAGTGTGCAAAAATGGGCATAACGGTTGATGTATCGAAGCTGAATCTGTTTCAAGAAAAATTGAAACAGTTGAACACGGTTCAAAAGAATCAGTTTTTCCAGCAAACAACGGCTGAAATTGCCAATATGCTGTTATCCCTCGTTATTCCCCGAACCCCGGTAGGATCATACGCCAAAGGGGCCGGAAAAGTGGGCGGCACATTGCGGCGCGGCTGGATGGTGAAAGGAAAATCTACCGTTCCCGCTGCATCCGTTGAACGGATTGCGGGCGGCTATGCTGTGACCCTGACCAATTCCACTTACTATGCAAGCTATGTGGAAGAAGGGCATAGACAGACTATCGGCAGATATGTTCCCGCCATTGGAAAAAGGCTTGTCAAGGGATGGGTGGAAGGGCAACACTTTTTGAAAATTTCAGAATTGGAATTGCAAAGCGTGGCCCCCGGTATTATTCAAGCGCGGTTGGATGCGTTTTTAAGGGGTGTGTTTTAATGGCTGATACGGATATGACAACGGAAGTGGTCAATGGCGTGATCGCTGCCATTAAAACCGCTTTCCCTGAATCAGATGTGTTTGATAACCCAGCCGAACAGGGAATTGAAGAAAATTCGTTTTCTGTTCGCTGTGTTCAGCCCACCCATGAACAGTTTTTGGGGCGGCGCTATCACAAATCACATTTGATTGAAATTGTATATTTCCCCCCGAACGGGCAGGAATATACCCGTTGCAATCAGATTGCAGAACAGTTATTTGAAGCCCTGGAAATCATTCAGGCGGGGAATGATCCTATTCGGGGAACGCACATGGAATCCCGGTATTCGGATGAAAACCGCGCTTTGGTTTTTACGGTGGTATATGACTATTTTGTGATCAAACAGAATGATTCCGCTTTGATGGATCATTTACATATCGAATGGAAAGGGTGATTCCGATGAAGGATAAACAGCCCGAACAGGCCCCCTCTATCGGGGATTTGTTCAGCAAAGATTCCATTATGAGAAGTAAGCGTTTTGCCGCAAGGCGGGACGCTCTTTCTTTTCTGCTCAAAGACGGTGATTCCTACACCTTTGATGATGTGGAAAAGATTCTCGAAAATTATATGAAAGGTAGGGTGAAGTAATATGGCGCTCGGCGGTGGTGTCTGGTTTTCCCAGAACAAAAAACTTCCCGGCTCTTATATCAACTTTGTTTCCCGTGCCGCTGTCACGGCTTCTTTGCTGGATCGCGGCTTGGTCGCTATGGGCCTTGTGTTGGATTGGGGGCCTGATGGTGAAATCTTTGAAGTTACTTCCGGCGATTTCATCAAGTATTCCATGAAAATTTTCGGGTATGATTACGGCCATGAAAAGCTGAAGGGCCTTCGTGACCTGTTCAAGAATACCCGGATTCTGTACGCCTACAAACTGAACAGCAACACAAGCGGCGGCAAAGCCGAAAACACTTTCTGTACTGCCAAATATGCAGGAACTCGCGGTAATGACCTGAAAACCGTTATTGCTAAAAATGCGGATGATTCCAGCAAATGGAATGTAACCACCCTGCTTGACGGTACGGAAGTTGATACCCAGATTGTGGCAACGGCGGCTGATCTGGAAGATAACGATTATGTTACCTTCAAGAAAACCGCTACCCTTGCCGCTACTGCTGGCCTTGCGCTGACGGGCGGCGCTACCGCTGCCGTTACCGTGGCGAATCATCAAACCTTCCTGGATAAGATTGAATCTTATTCCGTCAATGCCGTGGGCGTGGTGAACGATGAAGAAGCCGAAGGCGCTATCATCCTCAATGCCCTGTACGCTGCCTGGGTAAAGCGTATGCGGGATGAATTGGGCGTGAAATGCCAAGTGGTTTGCTACCGTCATGCCGGTGACTTTGAAGGCGTTATCAATGTGAAAAACGCTGTCACGGATGAAGGCTGGAGCGCTGCTTCCCTGGTGTATTGGGTAACTGGTTTGGCCGCTGGAACCGCTACCAATGCTTCTGCCCTGAATCTGCCTTATAACGGTGAATTTACCGTACAGGCCGATTATTCCCAGACCCAGCTTGAAGCGGCCATTGATGCGGGTGAATTTACCCTGCATAATGTGGGAACTACCCTGCGCGTATTGGCTGATATTAACAGCCTTGTCACTACCACGGTTGATAAGGGCGATGTGTTCAAATCCAATCAGACTATTCGTGTGATTGATGAAATCGGTATGAGCATTGCTAATATTTTCAATACGAAATATATTGGCCGGATTCCCAATGATGCCGATGGGCGTATTTCTCTTTGGGCTGAAATCGTGGCCCATCACAAGGAACTGGAACGGGTGCGGGCCATTGAAAACTTTGATGAAGAAGCCGTTACCGTGGAACAGGGCGCTACCAAGGGCGCGGTTCTGGTCAATGATGCGGTGATCCCGGTTAATGCCATGGATAAGCTGTATATGACCTGTATTGTGTCCTAAACCAAATATCAATGAACCCGCCCCTTTTCCGGGCGGGTTCATTCAAAGAAAGGAATTGATGTGTCATGGCGAAAAATGCGGTGATGCGCGGGCGTGATTCGCTTTCTGCGCGGCTGGCCCAATGCTATGTAACCATTGAAGGGCGGCGCTATAACTTCATGCAAATGATTGATATGGATGCCACCATGGAAAAGACCAAAATTGAAGTACCTATCCTGGGTCAAACGGGTGACGGAAATAAAGCTGCCGGATGGAAAGGCAAATTCAAGGGCAAGGCCCACTATAATCAATCCATCCTGCGTTCCCTGCTGCTTCGGTATAAGAAAACCGGGGAGGATGTATATTTTGACATGCAGATTGTCAACGATGATCCTACCAGCGCGGCAGGGCGGCAGTCCATCATCCTGACCGGATGCAATCTGGACGGTGGAACCCTGGGCAAGTTTGATGCTGATGGTGAATACCTGGATGAAGATGTGAACGGAACCTTTGAAGATTGGGATATGCCCGAACAGTTTAGAACCCTGTCCGGCATGTAATCCCATTTGGGGCCGTTACGAACGTTTTTCAGCGGGGCGGGGTTTTCCCCTGTCCCGCTTTTTCCGTGCGCTATATGACCGTTATATGAAAGAATAGGGGGATAAAACAATGTCCAATCTGTCTTTGTTCCTGAAAAAGAATAAGAGAATCCGCAACAATGCCTTTTATGCCGCCACCACTTCCATTCAGGATGAACACGGTGAACCTGTAAAATGGGAAATTCGCCCTGTCACCACCGAAGAAGCGGAAAGAATCCGGGCCATTTGTACCCATGAAATCCCCGTTCCCGGCAAAAAGGGAATGACCCGTGATAAGGTGGATGTGAATGAATACCTGGATAAGCTGACTGTTGCCGCCGTGGTTTTCCCCGATTTGATGAACGCTGAATTGCAAGATTCTTACGGCGTGAAAACCCCTGAAGAACTGCTGAAGCAGATGGTGGATAACCCTGCTGAATATGCTGATCTTCAGCAGTTTGTTCAGAATCATTCCGGCTTTGATTCTGATATGACGGCCCAGGTAGAAGAAGCAAAAAACTGATTGATGACGGTGATCCTGAAGCCAATTATGCCTATTACTGTTTGCATAAATTTCATTGGCCCCCATCCCAATTTCTGGCCCTGCCAAAAGAGGAACGGGCTTTTGTGATCGCCGCTATTGATAAGCGAACTGCCGAAGAAGAAAAACTGAGGAAAAAATAAAGGAAAGGGGTGGTAATATGGCTACGATTTCCTCTACCATTGAATTAGTGGATAAGATGTCGGATAACTTAACCAAAATTCAGGAAAACGTGGATAAAGTAAAATCCAGCCTGAAAAGTATTGAAGATGAACAATCCACAATTGATAATTTTTCCTGGAACACGTTTCTATCCAATGCGGAACATGCGGGACAACGGATGGCCGAAATCGGAAAAAGTATGACCCTTGCCGTTACCGCCCCTTTGCTTTTACTGGGAAAAAAGATGTATGGCAATGCGGTGGATTATGAATCCGCTTTTGCCGGGGTGAAAAAGACCACCGATGCCACCGAAGAAGAATTTGCCCAATTATACCGGGATTTGCTGGGTATTACCGAAGTAACCCCTACCGGATTTGTTGACGCTGCCGGGGTTATGGAAATGGCGGGGCAATTGGGTGTAGCCAAAGACCAATTAACGGGATTCACCAAAGCCTATATTGATCTTCAGCAAGCCACCAATATTCAGGGTGAAGCCGGGGCCGCTGATCTGGCCCGTTTCCTGAATGTAACCCAGAAAACAACGGCCAATGTTCAGCGTGTGGGCGGTGTAATTGTTGGCCTGGGAAATAATTTTGCTACCACGGAACAAGAAATCCTTGCAATGGCTACCCGTATGGGCGCTACTGCCGATATTGCCGGGATGCACGTTGCCGAAATTCTTGCCTTTTCCGCTGCCCTTTCCTCTGTGGGTATCAATGCGGAAGCGGGCGGTTCTGCCGCTGGCAAGTTAATGAAACGGATGCAATTAGCCGCTGAAGTGGGCGGTACAGCCCAAGAACGGATTGCGGGCTTGGGTGAAGCCATGAATTTTGAAAGCGGCATTGATTTTTATAATTGGCTGCAAGCCCAGAAAAAAGAAGATGTTGTGGGCCTTGCAAATGATTTGGGCATTACCACGGATGCGGTTCAGGATTTGGCAAAATCCTGGGTTGCCATGGATCAATTTGCCGAAGTCATGGGCATGGATACCCCCGAATTTATTAAATCCTGGCAGGATGGCCCCGCCCAATCCATGCTTTCCTTCTTTCAGGGCCTTGGCAATCTTGATCCTGATACCGGAAACAGCATTTTGGCCCAGCTTGCGGAAATGGATTTAACGGAAATTCGCCTTTCCAATCTCATTGCCGCTATGAGCGTGAATAGTGATCTGTTTGAACAGGCGCTTGCCGAAGCCTACCGCCAATACACGATGAACCCGGAAGAAAACGCTATGACGGTGGAAGTCAATAAGCGTTATGAAACCCAGGAAAGCCAAAACGCCATGTTGGGAAATAAACTGAATAACACCATGGCCGAATTTGGGCAAAATCTGGTAGATGCTTTGAACCCCGCCCTTGAAGTGGTGAATGATACTCTGGATAGGTTCAATCAGCTTTCCGAAATGGATCAAACCAATCTTTTGAAAACCCTGGGCGTGATTGCTGTATTAGGCCCCGGCTTGACCGTTGCCGGAAAAGCAATCGAAGTCACAAGCAAAGCAATTCAGGGATTCAAGAAATTCAAAGATTGGGGCGGGCTGGAAAAGGGCCTTTCCGCAATCGCTGAATTTGCCATTGGAACCCCTGCCGGGAATGTGCTTTTGCTGGCGGGCGGTGTAACCGCTTTGGCCCTGGCCTTGGACAGTATGCCTTCTGATCTGGATAGGATTTTGGAAGGTGCGGCGAATATTCCTATTACCATTGACGAAGCCCAATATCAGGAAACATTGGAACAGATTGAAACGGTTCAGGCGGCTTTGAATGGCCTGAAAGCCGGGGAAATCAATGAACGGTATGAAAAAACAAGTCTTTCCGTTGAAATGGGCCTGGGAACCAATGAAATGTTTGGTACTGCCCTTGCCTATGAAGCGGAAAAAGCCAATGCCGCAATCAATGAAGTATCTTCCGGCTATGCCGCCCAAATCGCGGATTTACAAAAGCAAATGGAAGATGCTACCTGGGTTGGGAATATGGATTTGGCAAATCAGTTAAGCGAACAGATTGACGCGGTAAGGGCCGAAGCTGACAACGCTATTCGGGGATTGCAGGATGATTATACTGAAAAAATCAGCACGCTATATAGCGGTATGGCTTCCAAATTCCCGGAAGAAGCTAAAGTGCTTGAAGATGCGGCGAAACGGTATGATTTGGCCTTGATGCTGAATCAGTTTCTTGATAACAGCAAAACGCCTTCCGCTGAAATCGCGGCTACCGATGCTTGGATTGAATTTCAGGCGAAAGAACCCGAAATTGCGGCTGATACTGACTTTAACGCCTGGTTTGATGATTTCTATAATACCTACGAATCCCAACTGAATGAAAAGCGGGCAGAAATGGCCGCTATGCTTTCTGATTTGGGATATGGGGAAAATATAGATTTTTCCCATATGACTGACGCTAATTGGAGAGATTATTACACCGCTGTTATTGACGATATGGAAAGCGCTTTGCAGACTGTTTCAGATAATCCGATTCTGTCAACTTGGCTTGCGTCCCTGATCGGCAATGACAAACTGACGGAAAACCTTGATCCTACCGCCTTGAACGGGGCTTTGGAAGGTATTGTAAAAATGCTGGATTTCCAAAACGCCCTGAAAGAAGCGGAAGCCAACGGGGATAAATATGCCCTGTATGGAAAATACGTTGTAGAAGGGCTTGCGGGTGGTATTCAAGATAATGCCGATTTGGTAGCTGCCCCCTTTGCCACCGTTCGGGATAATATTCTGGAAGCCCTGCGCTCTGAATTGGGCATTGCGTCCCCCTCTACCGTCATGCAAGCGGAAGGCGTATGGATTCCCGCTGGCCTTGCCCTGGGCATTACCGATGGGGCGGGCATTGTTGCGGGCGCTATGGCCGCAACGGGCACAACGGCAATTGTGGTAATTGCGTCCATCCTGAACGAAAACAACGGGGAAGCCATTGCCGCTGATTTCATGGCTGGAATTGTGGAAGGGCTGACCCTGGGCCGAATCAAGGTGGAAACGCCTGAATTACAATTTGACCCGTTTCAAATTGAACTTCCTGAAATCCCTGAATTTTCGGTGAATATTCCTGAAATGGATGATATTCACATTGAATCCCCTGAAATCAATCCCATCAATGTGAATTTGCCGGAAATCCAGCCCATTCAGATTGCTTCCCCGGAAACGAACCCTGTAAACATTCAGGCCCCGGAATTTGAAAAGATGCTGATTGATCTGCCGAATGTGGATTTTTCCGATTTGGCGGTTGATGCTGATTTTAGCGCCTTTGAAGATGAAGCATATCAAGCAGGGGCAAACCTTTCCACCCAATACGGTGCAGGGATTCAGGGCGCTATGGGCGGCGCTGTGGCCGCAATTGTGGCCCTTGGCGCTGTGATTACTGCATCCGTTATGGGATCTTCCGCAATGGCGGTACAGGCCGCAAATGGGATCATGAATTTTTCCGCTGGATTCGGTATCGGCGGGAACCTTGCTTCCGGCATGGCGGCGGGTGTTAATTCCGGCGCGGGCGCTGTGGCCGCTGCCGTTGCCCGCATGGTGCAAAATGCCCTTGCCGCTGGCAATGCCGCCGCGCAAATCCATTCCCCTTCCCGCCTGACCTATTGGGCCGGGGATATGATGGTGCAGGGCTATATAAACGCAATTCGGGACGGTGAATCCGGATTGATGGCCGCTGTATCTGATTTGACCGGAAATACGGCTGAAATTTGGGTTGATCCCATCCAGACCAATCTTCAGTTTTCCATTGATCCTGTTGCCCAGGGCATGGAAAGAAGCTTGCAAGCCGCTGAAAGCGCCATGGATGGCACAATGGGGGCTTTGGTTAGCTATGCGGAAAAAGCCTGGAATGAAGCCGCCTGGGGCGATATTGCCTATTTTGCCGCATTGGAACATGATCAATTGTTATCCGATGCGGAGGACAGCATCAAGATTTCTGAAGCCGATATTCGGAAAATCCGGCAATTGGCTGAACGTGAAGTGATTAACCAATTCACCACGGCAGAAATTAAGGTGCAGATGAATAATAACAACACCATCAAATCTGATATGGATTTGGATGGGATCGCGGATTATCTGGCCGATGTGGTTCAGGAAAAGCTTGAAGCCGCTGCGGAAGGGGTGTATAAGTAATGGCTTATGATTTTTTCATTGGGAAAATGCTGTTTCCTGTATGCCCCGATAAAATCAACGTTCAAATCAATGGACGAAATGAAACCTATGTGCTTATCAATGACGGTGAAATAAACATGCTGAAAGCTGCCGGATTAACTTCCGGCAGTTTTACTTTGCTTTTACCGAATACCCCTTATCCCTGGGCGCGGTATTCGGGCGGCTTTCAAAACGCAAAGGTATATTTGGATTATCTGGAAAGCCTGAAGAAAGATTCCAAAGTTGTTCAATGGATTATTTCACGGCGTTTCCCGTCTGGAAAAGCAATCTATGATACCAATATTCAGGTAGCATTAGAAGATTATACCATTCGGGATGATAAGAAAGAAGGCGGCTTTGATACCCTGGTGGATGTGCGCTTAAAACAGTATAAGGGATATGGAACCAAAACCTTTTCCGTTGATCTGTCTGAAGCGAACGCCCCTATTGTTGTACCCACGGAAAGACAGCCCAGCACACAACAAGAAACCGCCCCCACCCCTTCCAATCCTACACCCCAGCCGAAATTGAATGATTATAAGGTACAGATTCCGGGAATGTCCGTCATGCAGACCAAAGCGAAAAATGAAGCCGAAGCTATTTCCAATGTCGTTCCCGATTATTGGAAAGGCACGGTTTATGTGAACGGCGTTTCCTATGATGCGGGAACCAAAAAGCCCGCCCAGCCGAAATCCGATACCACAACGAAAACAGAAACAAAGAAAACCACCCAGGAAGTTGCCGCCAAAGCGGAAGCAAGCACGGGGAAAACCCAGTCAAAGCCGATTATTGACAATGGGAAAGCCGCTGCCTTGAAAACTGGTAAAAATGATAAATTCCAAATTGTCTGTTTGCAATAAAGGGGTGAGCTGTTTTGGAAGAATTAAAGCTGCAAATTCAAAGCGGTTCAACCGGACAGGAACCCGCCGTATTGGATGATATTGTGTGGGAAACCCAGCGCAAAGGAACCCCCGGTAAACTGACTTTTTCTGTGATCGCTGACAAAGATTTGAAAGTGGAAGAAGGAAGCCCCGTCAAGCTGATTGTGGATGGAACGCCCATGTTTTATGGGTATGTTTTTCGGCTGACACGGGATAAATCCCGAATCGTGAAAATTACCGCTTATGATCAAATGCGGTATCTGAAAAATAAAGATACCTACAATTTTGAAAACACTACCGCAAGCGGGATTATATCGGCCCTGGCCGGGGATTATGGGCTTTCCCTGGGTTCAATCGCTGGAACTTCCTATCTGATCCCCGCCTGGGTTGCCGATGATAAAGCGCTGATTGATATAATGCAAGAAGCACTTGAAATGGAACTGACCAATACCCGGCAATTGTATATTTTATATGATGATGCCGGAAAACTGACGTTAAAAAATGCGGCGGCTATGAAAGTGGGCCTTCTGATTGACGCTGAAACCGCTGAAACTTATGATTATGAATCCAATATTGATGAAAACACCTATAACCGGGTGCTTTTGGTGTATGAGGATTCTAAAACCAAAGCGCGGAAATTTTACGAAGCCAACGGGGGAAATACCAAATGGGGAACCCTGCAATACTTTGAAAAAATCAGCGATGATAATAATGCCCAAAATAAAGCCAATGCCCTGTTATCCCTCTACAATGCGAAAACTAAACACCTGACCATTACAAACGCCTTCGGGGATGTGCGGGTGCGGGCCGGAAGCGTTATTATGGTGCGCTTTGATTTGGGGGATGATATAAAACTTGATAATTTCATGATGGTGGAAAGCTGCAAACACATTTTCAGGGAAAAACAGCATTTCATGACAATGAAAATGATGGGTGGTGAATTTGTTGGCTGATTTGCTGGATGTAATGAAACAGGCCGCTTTGGATGCCGTGCGAAATTCAAAGCCCCTGGGCATTGTTTACGGTACAGTTACCAAAGAAAGCCCCATGGAAATAACGGTGAATCAAAAGCTGATCCTGAAGGAAAAGCTGGAACAGCTTGTATTTACCCGGAACGTTACCGATTATGAAATGGAAGTTACCCCCGATTTGTGGCTCACTTCCGTTGCGGGCGGGGAATACGCCCATTCCCACACCATCCCGAAAGAAAAGGTAAAAATCAAAATTCATAATGCCCTGAAGAAAGATGAACAGGTGATCATGCTTCAGATGGCGGGCGGGCAAAAGTATATTATCATGGATCGGATGGTGGTATAAATGGCGCTGACCCCTACCATTGAAACGAATGAATTTCTTAAATCGGAAATTGAAATCACCACTTATCCCGGAAAAACCTACAAAATGGATTTGGTGAAGGGCCGGATTCGGGGTAATGTGGATGAATTGGCTGCAATGCCCCAAACCATCTATTGTATTCTGAACACGGAAAGAAATACCTATTTGGCCTATTCAGACGGCTATGGGGTGGAACTGGAAGATTTGTTCGGGATGCCGATTTCCTATGTGCTGCCGGAACTGGAACGGCGAATCCGTGACGCGCTGATCTGGGATAGCCGGATTGAGGAAGTGGACGGGTTTTCTTTTGAAGTGAATCAATCCGTGGTGCATGTTACATTCACGGTTCACACCATTTACGGCAATTTGGAAATGGAAAAGGTGGTGAATATTTGATGTTTGAAGCGTTTACCTATAATAATTTGATGCAAAGATGCCTTGCCCGTGTGCCTGATACCATGGATAAACGGGAAGGCTCTGTGATCTGGGATGCCCTGGCCCCCGCCTGTGCTGAATTGGAACTTGCCTATTTGTGTATGGAATATACGCTGAATCAGGGCTTTGCAGATACGGCAGAAGAACCCTATCTTTCCCGCCGAACCGCTGAACGTGGTATCACCCCTGATCCCGCCACCTATGCAGTATTGAAAGGCGTATTCACCCCCGCTTCCGCTGCCGTGCAGGGCAAGCGGTTCAATTTGGGAGAAGTGAATTATCAGGTGGGGGACGCTATTTCCGGGGAAGCCGGGGCGTATCAAATCATTTGCGAAACGGCGGGAACCATCGGCCATAAAGCGTTGGGAAGCCTGATTCCAATTGAATATGTGGCCGGACTGGAAACCGCAACGGCAACAGAAGTATTGATTCCGGGGGAAGATGAAGAAGATACTGAAACCCTGCGCGAAAAATATTTTGATTCTTTTGATCAAAAACCTTACGGCGGGAATATAAAGGACTACAAAGAAAAGATAGAAAGTATTTCCGGCGTGGGCGGTTGCCGTGTCACCCCTATTTGGCAGGGCGGCGGGACGGTGAAATGTACCATCCTGGATGCCACCTATTCCCCCGCTTCCCAAACCCTGCTTGATACGGTTCAGGAAACCGTTGATCCCACCCAGGACGGAAGCGGATATGGCCTGGCCCCTATCGGGCATATTGTAACCATTGATACAGCTGGGGAAACTACCATCAATATAGCCCTGAAGATTGAATTTGATTCGGATTATTCCTGGGATAACATGATTTCTACAATTCGGGAAACGGTGGAAAACTATTTGCTTGAATTGCGGGCAGACTGGAAAAATTACAAATCCGGGCAAAACACAACGGTAAGAATCAGCCAAATTGAAACCCGGATTCTTGCCATTACCGGGGTTTTGGATGTAGCCGATACGAAAATCAACGGCGTTGCGGGCAATTGCGCGGTAACAGATAATAAAATTCCCGTTTTGGGGGTGATTTCCCGTGTCCAGAACGGTTGATTTATGGCAATATCTTCCCCCGTTCCTGAAAGATTTCAAGGAATTAAGAAATCTGCTATCCGCTGAACAGCCTGAATTTCAAACCCTTGCCGAAGAATTGGACGCGCTGCGGGATGATTTTTTCATTCAAACAGCTTCCGAAAAAGGTATTGTACGGTATGAAAAACTTTTGAAAATTCATCCTGGAATTACGGAAACCCTTGAAAGCAGAAGGGCCAATGTTCTTGCCCGCTGGTATGATGCAATGCCGTTTACGGTAAGAGCTTTAAAAAAGCGTATTTCAATCATTCAGGGAAATGAAAATGTAAACGTTTCCTTTGATGAAGATGATCCTTTTCATATCCTGATTGAAACCAATATGGAAACGGCGGGCCAAGTGGATTCCTTGGCTTACATCCTGGAAACCATGCTTCCCGCCAATTTATCTTTTTCCAGTCAAAACATGATCCGGGGAACCGTCAATATTAGATTGGGTTATGCGGTTGGATCGGCCATTGCAGGTAGCCTTTTCCTTACCAATGACCTTGATACCAACATGAATAAAATGGTATCTTTGGGCGTTTGCGCTGCCGGGGCCATTACGGGTCAATTCTTCTATACCAATGATCTTGATTGCAATGTTGAAATCGGTGAACCGTTGTTTGTAGGCATGGCAAACAGTATCACCGTTTTCATAGATAATCCATAATAAGAAAGGATGGATGAATTATGGAATTTTCCAGCTTTACCATTACCGCCAAGGGTCAAGCGCTGATGGCTAAATTGATGCAAGGGACGGGAAGATGTGATTTTTCGGCAATCAAGCTTTCTTCTCAAACCTACACCGAAGCCCAGCTTGCAAATCTGACCGCCCTTGCCAACGTGAAACAAACTGCCGCCATTTCCAAAAAGACGGTGCTGAACGCCACTTCCATTGAAATTCAGGGCGCGGTGGATAATACGGCCCTGACCGTGGGCTATACGATTAACACCATCGGCATTTTCGCCATTGATCCCGATGAAGGCGAAATCCTTTATGCCGCCGCTATTGCTTCCGTGGCCGGATATATGCCCCCTTATAACGGCAAAACTGTTTCGGGCGGTGTGTTCAAATTCGTTATCACGGTGGGCAATGCCGCCCAGGTAGATGTGACCGTTGATCCTGCCGGATATGCCACCATTGCCGATGTTCAGCAATTGGAAGCCGAAATCACCGATTTGAAGGGCTTTGTTGGCCTGGAAGATGATTCGGTTTTCGGCGTGGAAGTGGATTTCAAAAACCGCAAATTTACCCGGCTTGCCGGGGCCGTTGGCCGCAATGCGGGCACGGGCTTTGATGATCTGGAAGCCTGGGGCGGGCGCTACCGCTGCAATCTGACCGATGCGGGTATTGAGGTTGCCAAGAAAGGTGATCCCGGTTATTCCGAATCCGGCAAATTGACCCAAGCCATTACCATTGGCGAAGATAAAAGCGCCGTTACCTATCCCGTGGGAACTATCGTTCAGACCATGGTAAAACAGCCCAAATTCTATTACAAGGTTGTTCCCCTGGTCATGGATAAGATTTCCGGGGGCCATGGCTACCATCTTCGGAAAGCGCGGTATTATGTTTCCATGTCCCCCATGAAGGGCTTCAAGGTGCATCCCGCTTTCGTTCATGATGGCGTGGAAAAGGATTATATCTATCTGTCTGCCTTTGAAGGTACGCTGTATGATGTGTCCGCTTCTGCTTACATCCTGGATGATTCTCAGGTTGCCGATTTCACCCAAACCACGGGTGATAAGCTGTGTTCCATTGCCAATGCCAAACCCATTTCCGGCTTGACCCAGAACCTTACCCGCCGTAATTGCGGCGTTCTGGCCGAAAACCGGGGCGCGGGCTGGTATCAGTCCTTTGCCGCTTCCGCTGCCGCTACCCAGCTTCTGTATTTGATTGAATACGGTTCTTTCAACATGCAGACCGGACTTGGCGCGGGCAATTCTGCCAAAACCGATGATAGCGCTACCAACATGGCCGAAATCACCGGGGCCACTACCAATCTGGGCAATGCGTCCGGCTCTGTCCAGAATGACAACAATATCAACATTATCACCTATCGTGGTGAAGAAAACTTCTACGCCAACATTTGGAAGTATGTGGATGGCCTGAATATCTACTGTGATCCCACCAACGATGAACATTATCTGTATGTGTGCAATGATAAGACGTTCACCGAATCCAAGCGGGATGGGAACTACAAGGATTGCGGGTTCACCCTTGCCAAAGCGAACGGTTATATCAATGCTTTCGGCTATTCCGAAGATTGCGATTGGCTGTTCTTCCCCTCTGAAACTGGCGGCGGTGCTTCCACTTCCGTTCCTGTGGGCGATTATTTCTATCAGGCGGCTACTACTGCCGGATATAAGATGGCTCGCTTGGGCGGTAATTGGCATTGTGGCGCGGATGCTGGCGGCTTCTCTTGGTATGTGCATTATGCCCCCTCGGGTCGGTATCGTTTTATCGGCGGGCGGCTGGCGTATGTTCCGGGCGTTGAACCCGCTGCCTGATCCTCTGTTTCTTATGCTGCCCCGGCGCTCTGTTCCCTTGCCGGGGCGGTTTTCATGATGTAGGTGTGTTCCTACGGGTAAGCGGGCTTCCGAATCATTCAGGATTTTTATTTGCAAACCCTGAAACCGATTCATTCAAAAACCATTGAATTATTTCTCAATGGCTCAATTGGGCAGTAATTGGAATAATGGCACGAATGATAGCGGCTTCTATTGGAATGTGAATAATACCCCCTCGAATCGTAATCGGAATATCGGCAGGCAGCTGGCAAATGCACGATTGATTCAGGGCCTTTTCTCAAAAAAAAAGGCCCTGTTTCATATAAAAATCAGTCTGGAACCCGTTTACCCTGCCTCTTGGCAAAACATAAAAACAATAAGGGAAGCCGTGTTGGTAATCCTTGCCCCTGGCAAGTGGTGAAGATTCGGTCACTCGTGCATACGGAGATTGCGGCAATGAAAGCACATGGAAACCTATGGAAAACCATTGTATCTGATGATAATATGACGCTGGCCCATAAACACGCCAAGCAGGGCAAAGGGTGGTATGAGGAAGTAAAAGCGATTGACGATGATATTCAAGCCGATCCTGAAAAACCGCTGGGAACCAAAATTCCCGCATTGCAGAAAAACTTGATCAATCATACCCACCATACTTCCAAATACACCAAAAAGCAAAAGAAAGAAGGCCGGAAAATCAGGGATTTATACAAGCTGCCCTATTATCCTGACAGAATCGCACAATGGGCGGTGATTCAGGTAATAGAACCCATCTTGATTAAAAACCTGATCCAAGATACCTATTCGGCTATTCCTGACCGGGGGATTCATCCGGGATTGAATCGGCTGCATCAATGGATAGACAAGGATGTGTTCGGTACGCAATATTGTTTGAAAATTGATGCCCGCCATTATTACCAATCCATCAATCACGAAATCCTGAAAGATAAATTCCGGGATTTGTTCAAAGACCCGGATTTGCTTTGGTACATTGATGAAGTGATTGATTCCATTTCCACGGCCACCCAGGAAGATATTATTCGTTTATATGACGGTATCAGGCCCATTTCCCATGCTTTGCTGATCCGCTGGATTCGGGGGCGGCATGAAACCCCGGAAGAACGGGAACAGCGCTATTTATCATCCGGCATTGGCTTGCCTATCGGAAACTATTTTTCCCAATACGGGGGAAACTTCTATTTCAGCGATTTTGACCACTACATAAAGGAAACCCTGCATATAAAATACTATATGCGTTATATGGATGATATTATCATCCTGAGTAACAGCAAGGCCCACCTTCATGATTTGCGGCTCAAAATTGATGAATATTTCCAAACCCGGTTAAGAATCACCCTGAAGGATAATTGGCAAGTGTTCCCCACCTATAAGCGGGGCGTGGATTATCTGGGGTATCGTTCTTTTCTGGGCTATACCCTTTTGAGGAAATCCACCTGTCAAAATTTCAAGCGGAAAATGACCGCAATTCGGAAAAAGGTGGATGCGGGGCAGGAAATCAATTTTTCTGAATACTGTTCCGTAAATAGCTATGATGGATGGTTGAAATCGTGCAATCATTACCGTTTACGGCAAAAATACGTTTCACCCATTATGGGTGCGGTGCAAAGCTATTATGATAAGCACTTGAAGAAAGCCGCTGATCCTGATAAGCCTTTGACCACCGAACAAATGTATTATCTTGAATCAAGAAAGGATGATATAAAATGCTGAATCATGGCAAAGTGCGGGCCGTTGAGTGCCCCGAACCTATCACCATTGATGATTTTTCCGTATGGGTTGCGGAAAATATCGCCCCCGTGACCGTGGCCGAAGAAAACGGCAATCATACCGAATATGAATTTGACCTTTTCCAGTATGAAAAGGACGAATACATTCACGGCATGATTGACAAGAACGCTTCCCTTGAAGCCGCCCTGGATGATACCATGCTGGCCCTGTGTGATGTGTATGAAATGTTGGATGCCGCCCAAACCGTGGAAAGGGATGAATAATCATGGCGAAAATCTATGCTGATCTAATTAAGAAGGGGCTGAAAACCCTTGAAGATGTTCCTGAAAAGCTGCGCGAAGCGGTTAAAAAGCTGTTGGATTAACCTTCTGCTTTTCCTGATCCTGAAAAGAAAGGGGGTGGATGGAATGGCGGTGGTATATGCTACCCTGATTATTAAGGGCCTGAAAACCTTTGCCCAGGTGCCCGAAAAGCTGAAAGCCCAGGTGCGTGAAATTCTTGAAGCGCTGGATTGCCCCGAATTAGCCGAATAAAGGTCATTTCTGAAAAGATGGGGAATTTATCGGCTAAATAAGAAAACCCGCTATATAAGCGTTATATGGCTTATATGGCGGGCTATTTTCGTATGAAAGAAGGGAAATCCAATGAACAACGTTTTAGAATGGCTGCGCCTGAATTGGGGCTGGGTGCTGTCCTTTGTTACTGTCTTTGGCGGGCTGATCGGATTGATTGTCCGGCGAATCATGGCCTTGGAAAAAGGTATACAGGCGCTTCTTCGCGCCCAAATGATTCAGGATTGGAACCACTATTCAGAAAAAGGTTTTGCCCCGCTGTACGCCAAGGAAAACTTTGAAAACTGCTGGAAACAGTATGAAGCCTTGGGAAAAAACGGGGTAATGTCCGGCGTTCACCATGATTTTATGTGTCTGCCTGACAAAAAGAAAGGGGAATGAAATTGAAAAAGCTGTTTTGCCTGTTTTTGATTCTGATATTCCTTTCCGTTCCCGTTTTCGCGTTTGCGGATGCCCCGTATACAATCAACTTTCTGCCTGAATTGTACGAAGCGGAAGAAAGCCCCGAATGGTTTATTGATTTTTGTATGCCTGTTTCCCTGGGCTGGGAAACCGTTTTCAAAGATGAAACCATTCACGCCTATATTTTCCTTCCCTACAATACAGAACAGCTAATATCCATCGTTTTATCAGATGGCTTTCACCTTGTACACGGCAAAATAGAAAATATAGCGGATGATTTTGTTTATGTGGAATTTCCAACGGTTACAATTCGGAATTTCACAAACAAAGGCGCTTATTTGCTGTTCATTTGCCGGACAGAATGAAAGGATGATGTGAAATGAAAAATATCAATTGGAAAATCCGTTGGGGAAATATTGAATTTTGGAAAGCCCTGATTCCCGCCCTGATCCTGCTGATTCAGGCGGTTGCCGCTGTTTTCGGTTTTACCCTGGATTTGGGCGATATTGGAAACAAGCTGCTTGCCGTGGTGAACGCTGTATTTCTGGTGCTTGCCATTCTGGGTATTGTCAATGATCCCACCACCGATGGCCTGAACGATTCCAAGCGGGCCATGGGTTATCAGGAACCTTACAAAGAAGTGATTGACGATGAATGAGAAAGCCGCCAAAATCGTTTCCCTTGCAAAAAAAAGGCTGGGGGAACCTTATGTATTCGGGGCCATTGGGGAAGCCTGTACCCCCGCCAATCGGGACAGACGGAAAAACAGCGCTTATCCCAGCATTGTTTCCCGCTGCCAAGTGCTTTCCGGCACAAAGTCCACCTGTGATGGGTGCGCATGGCAAGGAAAACAAATATATGACTGCCGGGGCTTTACCTATTGGATTCTGAAACAGGTTGGGATTATCATTTCCACCGTGGGCGCTACCACCCAATACAATGATAATCAAGCCTGGGATCGGCGCGGCCCTTTGTCTGAAATGCCTGATTTGGTGTGCTGTGTGTTCAAATACCGGGATGGGAAAATGCAACATACAGGGCTTCATATCGGCGGCGGGAAAATTATTCATTGTTCCACTACGGTGAAAACTGGAAAAACAACGGATTCCGGCTGGACGCATTACGCAATCCCCAAAGGGTTGTATTCCGCTGAGGAATTGGCCGCTGTGGGCGTTTCTGTGGAAAAGGGCGGGGAAATCCCTACCCAAACAGAAAAGCCCGTCAACGGGGCTAATTTAGCCGTTGGAAGCAAAGGGGAACAGGTGAAAGAACTTCAAAACAAGCTGCTTTCCCTGGGTTACTCTTTGCCCCGGTATGGTGCTGATGGTTCATTCGGCGCGGAAACTGAAAACGCTGTGAAGCTGTTCCAACATGCGGTGGGTTTGGCCGATGATGGCATTGTCGGCCCCCTGACCCGTGCCGCCCTGGAAAAAGCCATGGCAGAAAAAGAAGCTGATCCGGCGCTATACTCTGTCACCATTCCCAATCTGAACGAAGCCCAAATGCAATCCATCCTTTCCCAATATCCTGCCGCCCTGGTGGTCAAAAACACCTGAAAACCGTGTTACTATCCTGTTACTAACCGCCCAATCTGGCCCAGCCTGAACAAGCGGTGAACCCCTTGAAATGCTTGAACTTTGGGAACCCGTCAAGGGTTGCCGATTGAAGTTTTTCATGGTATAATGACCGGGGAAGCCTTATAAATCAAGGCTTCCCCCTTATTTTGTTACTAACGTGTTATTATTTCAATCGCTTCCCGCAATTCATCAAGGGTTTTATGAGTATAAACCCGTTCGCCCACGTCCTTTGATTTGTGACCCATCATCAAATCAATACAGCGCTTATTTGCCCCGGCTGAATCAAGGCGGGTTCTGAAGGTATGCCGTGTTTCGTGCGGGGTGTGATCCATGCCCAGGGCTTCCAATGCTGGCTTGAAATACTTATCCCGGTATTCTGCATCATTCAGGGGCTTTCCATTCTGATCCACAATGAAAAATTCAGAATCAGGATTGAAACGGCGCTGAACTAACGGCAGAATCTTGGAATGAATGGGAACATACCTTTCTTTTCCGTTACGGGTTTTGATACCCCCAAACATGGTTTTGTTTTCCAAATCTATATGGGCTGTGGGCATGGTTACAAATTCGGTAATTCTCCACCCGGAATAAAGCATTATCAGGATGGTATCAACCCAGGGCTTATCCTGATTGGCCCACAAGGTATCTATTTCCTGATCCGTGAACGGAACTTTCTTTGTATCGGGGACGGGTTCAGAAGTGGTTAAGGTGGAATACATCTTTTGTATTACATCAATTTCCATGGCGAACCTATCCAGATGCCCGAATAGATTTTTGATACTGGCCTGGGTGGAATACCCACACCCGCAATTGTCTATACAATCCTGCATATGGAAAGACCGAATATCCCGGTATTTCATGGCCTGAATTTTGCTTGTGTGCTTGTATGCCGCTTTCAGATTGGATTGCAGGGAAGCAGATAATTTCCCGGCTTTGACTGTCTGCCACTTTTGATAAACTTCTTCTAATGTCATTTTTGCGGCGCTTATATCAAAGGGGTTTTTGTTGTATTCAGCAAGGGCAATCAATCCTTCTTCCCGGCTGGCAAAATATCCAATGTTCAAATAAATAGGATGTCCTTTATCATTCCATCCAGCGGTTTTCCTGACCGCAAAGGGCTTTCTTCTGTTTCCTGATAATTTGACTACTGATCCATAACCGTTCGGATTTTTCATAATAACCGCCTTTCTTTTGTTCGGTTACTACGCTTTACTACACACAAACTACACATAAAACTACACTTGAAACCCTGATTTTATAAGGGTTACTACACTTACTACACTTTTTCTTCACTTCTTTTATAATATGATTTTTCATCATGTCTATTTTATATAGTATTTAGACTTGATATAAATGATAAATATAAAATAAACCGGGAAAAAGTGTAGTAAGCGTAGTAATGCTTATTTTTCAAGGGTTTGCGGGTGTAGTCGGTAGTGTAGTCAAGTGTAGTCAAGTGTAGTATTTCAGGCGGTTGCCAAAGGGCGTGTTTTGTGGTAAAATACACATGACAAGCCCTTTTCAACCGTCCTTTCAACGTTTTGGGAGAGTTTGTCAATGTCCCTGGTCGGGGTGGTAGCTGGCCGGGGACGCTTTTTTTTCATTTAAGCATAATTTGATGTAATGGAATTAAAGCGCTTCGGCAATAGAATATCCATTCTGGAATTTTTGATATATACCCCTTCAAATCAACTCCTTGTATTATTTCTAATTCACCGTCCACGATGTTTTCCAACATTCTATTTCTGATTGTCTCTATTGTATCACCGGGCATTGCTAAATTTTGATATTTACCGTGTAATATCTGCATGAATCTTTCATCTTTGGGTAGCCTGATTTCTACCCTGCTGTTTGGCAGATTGGCAGAAAAATCAAGGGCCTCTTTCTCTGCCAAGAATAATCTTGTTGCTCTTTTATTCCCTTCTTTCATTACCGCATATTTAGGAGGGTCATTATATAGTCTTACTGTTCCAACATACCCCCAATTTCCAATATATACGCAAAATGGAGCGTATACAGAAGAACGATTGATTGTAAAAGGATAAGGAAGAATCCTTGCTTGTTTCCACAATTCTTCAAAGAATTGACATTCATCTTCATTTAGTGAAAATTTCTGGATAATAGATTGTGGAAGAAATAGATATTCCAAATTTATTCATCCTTTCAAATATCGGGGAATTTCTGTTAATGGTTCAATTGTTTCAATGGCCTTTTTCATTCCATCTATATTAAGCGCTGTAAATAATTTAAGCATTTCAACTGTTTGCCGTCCATATCGTTTTTGAATTTCTTCCAAAAGATGAACTTCGGAAGCAAGGTTATCTTCATCCTGTACTTGATTCGCGTCCACAAGTAAATCAGCCGGAGAAATCTCAAAGACTTTTGCGAATTGCAAAATCTTTGATTGGGGAATATCGTTGATCCCCAATTCAATTTTGTTGATGCTGGATTTGGATTTATAACCCATCAATCCGGCAAGAAATTCTTGTGACCATTCCCGTTCTTCCCGTAATTGTTTGATTTTCTGGCCTATCTTCATATGATCCAGCCCCCTTTCCTGATTCAGTTTATCATAAAATAGATTGATATTCAACAAAATAAAAAAATTTTTCAAAAATAGTTGACTTTTAATCTATTAGTGCTATAATGCTGGTAGATGGTAAATCCACCATCAAACAGACGGGCAATCTACCACAAGCCCCCAAACATTGAAAGGACGGTTGAAAGGTATGACAATCAAGGAAAAGCTGAATCTGATTCGGGAAGAAAAAGCCGCGAATGAAAAGCACGTTCAGGACTTCAAAGAAAACAATGTGAAAACCTGGAAAGTCACTTACAATTACATTCAGGGCGGGGTCGAAGCTGAAGAAGATTATTTCATCAGGGCCACCAATATTCAGTATGCTTTGGAAGGGGCAATGGACAAGCTGATAGCGGATGCCGAAGAACAAGGCTGGGATGCTTGGAAAATCTGGAATATCGGGATCATGGAAGATAATATCTGGTAATCCTGGGGCTTCGGCCCCTTCCACCACTTGAACCGCTTGCCTTGCCGTGGCGTGGTGGCTACCCTTTTCAGGGTTCTAAAATGCGGATGAAACTTGAAAGTCGAATATCTGATTGATTCCCAAGGACAGAAACCAGAAACCGGGATAAACCCCGCCTTCGGGCGGTGCTGGTCATAGACCTATGGCGGTTGGTCGGTTGTCATGGGAAGTTTAGAAACATAGCACTTTCAGGAAATACAAGGGTTTGGAGAAAAAACCATGGATATTGATACCATCTATAATATGGACTGTCTGGAAGGGATGAAAACCCTTCCAGATGGTTCAATTGATATGATCCTCTGTGATTTGCCGTATGGAACTACCAGAAACAAATGGGATTCGGTACTTCCCTTTGACGTGCTTTGGAACCAATATAAGCGCATTATCAAAGAACATGGGGCCGTGGTTCTGTTTGGGGATGGTATGTTCACGGCAAAATTGATCCTGTCCAATCCTGAAATGTGGCGCTATAACCTTGTGTGGGACAAGCAAAAAGGATGTGACTTTCTGAACGCCAATATAAAGCCGATGAAAAGCCATGAAGATATTTGCGTGTTCTACAAAAAAAAGCCCATTTACAATAAACAATACTGGTATTCCAAGCCATATAAACGAACTATCAGCAGTAAAGCTTCTGATTGTTACGGTGATTCAATGGAATGGGCTTCAGAATCAACGGATGGAAAGCGAAATCCTTTGACAATCCTTTCTTTTCCCAAAGATTCTGAACGCTTCCACCCTACACAAAAACCCGTTCCTTTGCTGGAATGGCTGATAAAAACCTATACGGATGAAGGGGCGGTTGTGTTGGATAACTGTATGGGCGTTGGTTCTACCTGTGTTGCCGCTGTCAATACGAACCGTCATTATATCGGCTTTGAAACCAATGAACATTATTTCAAAATAGCCTGTAAACGGCTGGATGCTGCCGAAGAAAGAAGTGATTAAATGACTAATACCAATAAGCTAAAAGCGCTGTTTGTAGAATCTGGATTGACCCAGGTTGAAGTTGCTGAACAGCTTCATATCAGCCCGCAATCCCTGAACGAAAAGATTAACAATAAGCGGGAATTTTGGGCTTCTGAAATCAAATACTTGATTTCATTGTTCAAATTGTCCCCGGAACGGGTGGTAGAGATTTTTTTTGCCGTTTAAGTAGATTATAAATCTACTTTTTGAAAATAGGAGGAATTTACTTGAAGCGTATTCATTACGCCTGGATTGAACAAATCCTTTCCTTCGATACGGCAGAAGAACGGGCTGAATACATTGAAATTCAGGCCCGCAAAGCAGACCGCAAAAATCAACCTGAAATCCGGCTGAAGGATCAATGGTTCAGCCTGAACGATAAGCGCTATTATTTGCGGATTCGCAAGCCGTACAACAATAACCCCATTCCCGATAACTAAGGAATAAACTTCTTGCGGTGAAACAAAGAAAGGACGGTTGAAATTATGTCTTTCTCTCAAAACTTGAAATCCGTCATGAAAGAACGGAACATGAACCAAAAAGAATTGGCGGGCCTGACCGGGCTTGCCGTTTCCTCTATCAGTCAATATCTTTCCGGGAAAACGGCGATTCCCAAAGAACATGCCCTTGAAAAGCTTGCCGCCGCGCTTGATACATCCGTGGATTTCCTGAAAGGGGAAGCCCCTGAAATGGATGTTAATTCGGAAGGGATGCCGGAAAAGCGGCTTTCCGTGGAAATGGCCGCTAAAATGCTGGCGAAATCGGAACAGTTTATCCGGGTTTCCCTTCAGCGCGGAACGGCCCCTTTCGGCTTTGCCGTCATGATGCCCAGCGGGAAATGGAGCTACCACATTTCCCCGAAAAAATTCTTTGAATACATCGGGAAGGGGTGCGCGGCATGATTTATCTTTTCTGGTTTATCGTGCTTTCCCTGTTTTGCCTTTTGTTTGTGGCCTGGGCCGCTGAAGATGAAACCTTGACTGAAAAGGCTGATCGGCTGGCCGTTTCCAGGATGACGAAGGAAAGCGTGAAGCGGGCCATGAACCCGGCCCCGAAAAGGGCGGCGCGGTGGTGCAGGAAATGAAAGTGCTGATTGCCTGTGAAGAATCCCAAGCGGTTTGCAAGGCGTTCAGGGTGCGGGGTTTTGAAGCCTATTCCTGTGATATACAGGAATGTTCCGGGGGCCACCCTGAATGGCATTTACAGGTTGACGCGCTGGAATTGCTGAAAATGCGCTGGGATTTGATTATTGCCCATCCCCCTTGCACTTATATCACCAATGCGGGCGCGGTGCGGATGCGGGTACACGGGGAAATTCAACAGGAACGGTTCAGAAAGGCCATGGAAGCGAAAGCGTTTTTCCTGCAATTTCTGGAAGCTGATTGTGAACATATCGCCGTGGAAAATCCCGTTCCAATGAAGCTGATTGACCTTCCACCTTATACCCAAATCGTCCAGCCTTGGCAATTTGGGCACGCTTACACAAAAAAAACGTGTCTTTGGCTGAAG